TAATTATAGATTTTAATTCTTTTTTTTCGGACTCAGATAATGACTCAATATAATTGTTAATTGTTTTATTGGCAACTGTTACCAATTTTTTTATTGGAACTATATTTTTAACTCCTTTAATCTCATTATTTTCTTTTGACTTAATACTTTCTAATATAATTTTTTTACTTTTAATTTTATTTTCTAATTGTAATACATCGTTAGAAAATAAATTGTCAATATCTTCATAATTGTTTTTTGATTTAACATCTGAAACCCAAATTTTAAGTTCATCTAAAGTTCTTCTACTTATTTTATTTACAGTATTTTCATAGATATTGATTGATTCATTGATGTATTGATTTGCAACATTTTCAGATAACCCTTTCTTTTTGGATAATTCATCGTATAAAAAATATAATTTACTTATATTTTTATTTTTGGTTACCATTTGATTGAATACAAACAATGCATCATCTAATTGTCCGTTTTCATACGATTCTATTAGATACTCTTCTATTTTAGATTTTAAAAGACCAAATTTCATAATTATTTTTTTTTATAAATATCATCCATTTAACAATTTATCAAGTTCATTTTCTATTGTCCCCAAAGAATTGTTCCCTTTTAATAAATCTATATACTCATCACCAAATAAATCATCACTTTCTAAAAGTAAGTTTAAATTATCTTTTTTGAAACTTTCAGGTAATGGCGGACCTCCTCCTGCTTCTCCTCCTGGTGGAGGTGGTGGTGGTCCTCCTGCTTCTCCTCCTGGTGGAGGTGGTGGTCCTCCTCCTTCTGCAGGTGCGGCACCTGCTGTTTGAGTTCCCCCTGTTTGAGTTTTATAAAGTTTATCGACAGTATCAAAGAAACCTGTATGTGTTATTATTGTTGCGGTATTTGCCAATTCAGCCGCGACAGCTCTCTCTAAACGTATTTGATTTAATTCTAATTTAATTTCTTCATCAGAAAAACCAAATATATGTTTTTTAGCCCACGTTGCTGATGTTGGTTGTAATGAGTTAGGTATTTCTGTTACTAAATCTTTATAAAGTAACACTTTTTCTTTCCAAACCTCCACAGTTAATAAATCTGCTTGTTTTGATGGATTTGTAAGACCTAATGTAAAGTTTTGTAATTCATCCTCAAACCCTAAAAGAAATAAATGAATTATTGCTATTTTATTTAATTCCGCAATAACACTTTTTTGTATTTTATGTATTGTTCTTGCAAATCTAATATCAAGTAATGAAAGATTTTTACCGTCACCAACTGGTTCCTCAAACCCCAAATATGCTTTAGGAATTCTTAATGCGGTTAATAGTTTCTTTTGGATATATTCGATATCGGCAATCTCTGATAAGTTCGCCGCTCCGGCCAATGTTTCAATAGGCATTGTCTGTGCAGCGTCTCTAACAGGAATAAAATAATCTTGGTCAACTGCCATTTGATTAAATCTTAAATCTACGTTACCTGTCTTTGAATCAACAACTTGGTCTCTTTTGAATTTATTTGCGACTCTTTGTACATATGCCTCAACATCTTTATCATCCATGTTACCCACGTACACTTTAAAAACTCTTCTTTCGGGGGCTCTTGATGTTCTATAAATTAACATGGCGTCTTCCGCCAACACTAACTGTTTCCAAATACGACGAGCTTTTTCTAACATTGACGTACCATACGGTAATTTTCTATCATCACCTAATAGTCTAAAATGGGCAATCTCCCAAGTATTAAATTCTGAGTCTTTGTTTTTCCATGTAAATCTAAGATTTTTTTCTTTCATTGATGGAGTGGTATTTGTAGACCTTGTCTCCATACCTCTTTCTAATCTCTCAATTTCTATGTTTGGTAATTGTAAACACCCCACAACTCCTTTTTCTGGGTCTAATTTTAAATAAACAAAATTATCACCATACTTACACATATTTCTAACCCACATTTGTAGGTTTGTGTTTATATCCAAATTATTGTTAAATAAATCTGCTAAAATACTTTTTATTCTTTTTGATTCGGAATATATTTGTAAAATAAATCCATCGTGATTTGGGGTTGTTGATTCCTCAGCATAAATGTCTAACGCTGTTGATATCTCAGGAGTATACTCCATAGATTCATAATCATAAAACGCCGATATTCTATTTGGTTCATAATATACTGCCTGACTATATAAATTGTTTTCAATCTTTTTCCAGTTGTCATTAAGGAATAAAGTTTGTTGTTTTTCTAATTTTTGTTTTTCATACTCAGCTTTATTTTGTGTTCTTAGTATTTCTTTTTTGTCAAACTTATAAGTTGGGTCATCCATACCCAACAATGAATTAGGTCCGAAGGTTTTGGATAACCTTTGCCAAACTGTTAAATCTTTTTTTTCTTCCATATTCTTTTATATCATTTTAAAAATAGATATATTAATAATTATGTATATCTTTTATTAAATCTTTTCACCTTTTACTTCCAAAAAGCCATCCGTATTTTAAATAATCGTCTTTAGTTGCGGTATTAATTTCCCTACCATAGTAATCCCTTTTTATATTAAGATTGGGTAAAACAGGGTCAAAATGAACTTCTTTGGCAACAGCTTCGTTATTTGAGACTGTCCATGACTCCAACATTACTTTTGCCTGTTGTGTTGCCTTTTCTAATCTTGAAAAACAAAACTCACCGACATATATAGCCATAGAAATTGCCATTATTAAATCATCGTGTTGTCCTTTTTGGTGGTCTGGTCTTCCATTGATATAAACAAATGTGTTCATCTCATTATATAACCTAACACTTCTGATTTTAAATTTGTGTCTTACAGATTCCTCAAACGCAGCAATAATTTGAACCCTTTTATTGTTAAAATTTAATCCTGGTATTTTATCTAATATTTTTGTTGTGTTTGTCCATACGTTTGTTGTGTCTACACCATCAACATATAAATTTTTATACCCTAATTCTTGTAATTTTCTTACCGTTGTTATACCCATACCTCCTGTTATATCGACAACAACAAATGCTGAGTACATATTTGCCCATTTGAATGCAATCTCTGCCAAAGAATCTGGTGGTATTTTACCAACGTATTCAAAAACTTGTTCCCTTTCGTCAAAATCAATTATTTGTATGGAACTAAAATCTTCACTATCACCACGAGAAACGTCAATACCCATTATATATTTATGACCTTCGGATGGTTCTTTCCACATCCACAAAGAGTTACCCATTAATTTACCTTCAGGGTCTTTTAAAGTGTGAGTTTTTATGTATTCAAGTTGTTTGTTATCAAAAACATTATCACCTGAACCTAAGAATTCACAATTTAATTCTTGGTTAATTTTTCTTTTATCATATTTTAATTTTTTAACCATTTTTTCATACCAAGATGAACATGGTTTATATCCTTCATCAAAATATTTCATTATTTCAGGATAACTTCTTTGATATGGGTCTATGTCTGCAAAAGATATATGTTTTGATTCGTCTTGTTCATCCTTATTCAAAAGATAGTGAACTAAGTCATCTGTTGGGACTAAAAACAAATCACTCGAATATCTTGGATCTCTCCACCAAAACATTTCGGTTATTTTGAAATTGTTCATTCCTTTTGTTGCTTGGTTATATATTTCGTAATATATCGGGTCATAACCATTTGGTGTTGATACTACTATTACTTTACCCCCTGTAGAAAGGGATGCCATACAAGCAGCCCAAAAGTCACCATCGGCCTCAATAAACGCCGCCTCATCAAAAACAAGAATTGTTGGTGTAAAACCTCTCAACGCATCTTTTGATGTTGCAACCGCCTTTACCTCACTACCATTTGTTAGTTTATAGTGTTTTTGTGAGTTCTTATCCACAGAAAACCCAGTACCAACCCAAGACGGCCATTGGTCAACAAAGGATCTAATTTTATTTGCCATTTCCATAGATGTATCTAATTTATTAGCAATTATTAGAATTTTTTCAGGTTTGTTTTTTTTGGCAAACACCAATCTTTTTGATACCCAAGCGGCGGTTACCGTTGATACTCCCGCCTGTCTGTATTTAAGTGCAATATTTTCTTCGTAATCCTCATAATCTTTTAACAATGAAACTTGGTCAGGAAATAATTGTAAAGGCACATATTGAGACACAGTATTATCGTAAGTTTGTAAATATGTTTTAAGGGCGTATTCAGTATCTTTCATACACCTTACATACTCCAACATTAATTGTTCTTTAGATAAACCCATAATACTTTTTATATAAATACCAAAAACCCCCTGAATTTTCAGAGGGTTTATAATTTATGTATTTTATATTAATAATAAGATTCGTCTTCGTCTTCTTCATAATCATAATCATCTGAAGAATGTACTTGTCTATACTGTTCTTTGGCTTGTTGTAAAATTTCTTCAAATTTTCTACTTGCCTTTTGATTATCTCTTTCATTATCAGAAACAACATCACCAACAAGGTCTAAAAATTGTTTTGCGGGTAATCCATAAACAATTCTATCAAAATATGGAATATACTTTTTACCTTCTGGTTCCATAGTTAGTTCATCAGGAAGTAAAGTTCTCATTTTTCTAACCAATTCTGCTCCGACTCTAAAATTCATTGGTTCATTTTTCATGGTATCTGTTTGACCCATAACATCCATTGCCATCGATGGATCCATACCTCTCCATTGTTCTCTTGATGGTATTATTGAAAACGCCTTGAATAACTCGTGTAAAAATACTGGAAATATTAAACCATTAGCAAAATAAGTATCGTTTGGTTCTGACTCTTCATCTCCACCTTCATTTTCATCGTCATCATCAGAATCCATTTTTCCTGCAGAACCTGCCGCATTTCCACCCAACATTTCTATAAATTGTTCGTCAGTAAAATACATCAAATCGTTTGCTCCCATTATCTTATTATAAAGAGGATATAAACGAGGGTCTATATCATCTAATCTGTTTTTTACCATTTGATAAGCAAACTGACCACGTTTACCTTTACCTTGAATTAAAGCGTTGATAACATTCCTTTTTTCTATTTCTAATTCTCTTTGTTCGTCTGGTGTTAATTCGTCAATATCAAAAGAAAAATTAGGAGGTAATTCCAATTTCTTTTTTTGTTCGGCTTTCATTCTAAATTCAGAAGCACTAATTCTTTTTTCACCTAAGAAAGTTAAAAGATTTACAAAATCGAATTCGTAT